GGATGAAGAGACACAGGCATGTGTGCTTCCAAACGAAAAAGTAAATGACCAAGTTTCTCCAGATGTAGTTGAAAAAGAAAAGAAATTCAACGAAACAAAAGAACAAATAAACACCACAGAAGTAAAAGTGAATAACATGAATGGTGAGTTATTAAAGACCAGTACGGAATGTACTTCAGTATTAGCTTTAGGAACTTCTATGATATCCATTAGTGGCGTATTAGAGAAAATAGCGGGTGTATTAAGTACAGGGGCAAAAGCAGGAGAATCAGCTACAGCAGTAATGAAAGCCACATACCCCTCACACCCCGGACCAGGTAATATGAATGTAGCAGATACTACAAGAAGCACAGATGATATAAAAAATGAATCAGTTGGTTTTGATGGGAATTTAAAACAACAATTAAATAATTTAGGTGATTTTTTAACACTTATAATTAAAAAAATAATGGCTTTTCTAAAATTAATAATACCCATATTAGTGGCATTATTAGCTATATTAGCACTGATTGCTTTCTTAAAACAGTTATTAGAAATGAGCTTTTTAGGGTTTTTAAAAAATTCATCATCTTCCAACCAAGGGGGAGATAAGGCCCCCAAGGCAGAAAATCCAAACGATTTCTTAGCAGATATAGGATATCCAGGATACGAGAAGGATGTTGATAGACCTTTAACACCCTCTGAAATATCTAAAAACCAGCAAGCAGAAGACCAACAACAACTAGCAACCCATTCAGCACAGTTACTTAAAGAGGCAGAGGTACAATTATCAACCTCAGCTAACACAACAGAATCTCTATTAGATAAAATAAGAAAAGAAACGGCACCCCCAGAAAATATTAATACATCTGATTTAGATGAATCATTAACTTCTGAAGACACATCAGGAACTTGTAGTATTCCCGGACATAAAACCCAAAAAGCATGTATAGCGGCAGGAGGAGAGTGGACTTCATCTGATGACTCCAATTTATTAAAGGGAGGTATAAAAACCCCACATATTGATAATTTGGGGTTAACAAACGAAAACGAAAAAGACCTATCATCTACCACTGAACCATTAATAATAGGAGGAAAACAAATAGGAAAACCAGTAACAGATAAATCTTTAAACCTAAAAAGCCACTCTATATTAGGAGATATATCAAATATCCACCCTCAAATAGTCAATTTATTGTATGAAGAAGGAGTAATTCCTAGAGAAACTATCCCAGGATATGAAGATCCAAAAGGGTTATCAGGAATACCCAACCCAGCAACATATCAAGAACAATTAGATGGGTACTACGACAGAGTATTAGATGATTTAAAAGCTGCAAAACAAAAAGAATATATCCAAAAAATATATAATGCAAATTTTGAATACATTGGATATAAACGCTATAGAGCTTAACCTAAATATATTTATCATAAACACAAACACAAATGAAAGCAAAAACATTCGAAAGCCTAATTAGAAAGGTAGTTAGAGAAGAAATCGATTATGCGTTACGTAGAGAAATCAAAACACTTAAAGAAGATTTACGTAGTGAAATTAAACCAGCAATTATAGAACAAGTTAAAGCCCCTAAAGCTGCAAATTCGTCTTTAAGAGAAAAAATCATGGGTAATGCCCCTATAAATCAACGCCAAACACAAAACTTCACATCAAACGGAGCGTTAAATGATTTATTAAATGAAACAGCACAAGGAAGTACAAACACAGAATCAGGTAATTCACCTGTAAGCTTATCTCAACCATTTGCATCAGGGGCACCAATGCCCACAGATACAACAGGCATGCCTGACCCAGTAGCAAAAGCAATAACAAGAGATTATAGTGAATTAATGGGATCTATATTAAAGAAAAAATAGACAATGGCTGCAAATAGACAATATACCCACATTGACCCTATAAATCTGGAAACAGATGTAGCTATAGGAGTTCCATTTCCGTTTAACGCGGAGGGGGTATTTTATTCTACTTACACTACCAAGGAGCAAGTAAAAAGTAATCTATTAAATGTACTACTTACAGAACCTGGTGAAAGGTTATTTAGCCCTCTTTTTGGAGTGGGGATAAGAAACCTATTATTTGAACAAGGAATAGACCTTGATCAACTAAAATCAAGAATACACATCCAAACAGACTTATATGTACCCGAAATTACCATTGTAAATGTAGTAGTAAATAAGGCCCCACATAGTCACACATTATTTATTAAATTAGATTATAAAATGAATTTAAATAACGACCCCGATAGTATACAACTTAACTTTAATGAAACTGTAGAATAACACACATGGCATATTCTAAAATAACAAATTTAACCCCTATTAAAGATATAAAATATCTTAATAAAGACTTTAACTCCTTTAGAGACCAATTAATAGAATTTACAAAAACCTATTACCCTAATACCTTTAATGACTTTAGTGAAGGGTCTCCTGGTATGATGTTTATGGAAATGGCAGCTTATGTTGGTGATGTCTTATCATATTACACAGACACACAATTACAAGAAACATTTCTAGATACAGCTCAAGAAAGATCTAATTTATTCCATTTAGCATATACTTTAGGTTATAAACCTCAGGTAACAGCAGCATCATCAACAATTTTGGAAGTTTTTCAATTAATTCCTTCAAAATTATTAGGAAACGAATACATCCCAGATTATGATTATGCTATAACTTTATCCCCCCCTACGGCGTTTAAAACAAATTCAGGAGTCGTATTTAATTTAGAAAATAAAGTAGATTTTTCATATTCTTCATCTTTTGATGAAACAACAACAAGTGTATATCAATTAGATAGTAATAATAACCCACAGTATTTTCTACTAAAGAAAAAAACTCCCGTAATTTCAGCAGAAATAGCAACAAAAAATCTAATAATAGGTTCTCTTGAAAGATTTAAAATAGAATCTATAGTAGATAGTAAAATAATATCAATTCAATCAGTAGTAGATTCTGATGGAAATGAGTGGACAGAAGTTCCATACTTAGCCCAAAACACAGTATTTGAAGAATTACCTAATATTAAAAGTAAAAATCCAACTCTATCTGAATTCCAAACAGAAACACCTTACATTTTAAAATTAAAAAAGGTACCGAGAAGATTTGCAACTAGATTTACAAAAGAAGGAATATTAGAATTACATTTTGGAGCAGGAACCAATAATGATAAAGCAGATGAGCAAATAATACCTAACCCAGATAATGTAGGTTTAGGACATAGAGATGGTAGAAGTAAATTAAATGAAGCATATGATCCTTCAAATTTCCTATACACCAAAACCTACGGACAGGTACCTGTAAATACAACACTAACAGTAACTTATTTAAAGGGGGGAGGAATAAAATCTAATGTACCTTCAGATACTATTACAACTTTAGAAACAACCAAAGTATCAATGAACCCTAATCTTAACGGATCTCTATCCAGTTTTGTTAAAGAATCGTTAGCATGTAATAATCCTGAACCAGCAAGAGGTGGAGGGTCAGGAGATACTATAGAAGATATAAGATTAAATACAGTAGCAAGTTTTTCATCTCAACAAAGAACAATAACAAAAGACGATTATTTATTAAGAACATTATCACTACCTGCCAAATTTGGTAGAGTAGCTAAAGCTTATATAACTAAAGATTCAACATTAAAAAACACAGTAGGTTTAAGTGAACAACAAAACCCCTTCGCTTCTAATTTATATATTTTAGGATTCGACACTGAAAAATATTTAGTAAACACAAATACAGCAACAAAAACAAACCTAATAACATATCTAGATGAATTTAGACCACTAACAGATTCAATTAATATTAAGGATGCATTTGTAATTAATTTAGGTGTAGAATTTGAAATCACAACTTTTAAAAACACAAACAACGAAGAAGTACTTCTTAATTGTATTTCAGAATTAAAAAATTATTTTGATATAGATAATTGGCAAATAAATCAACCAATAATTACATCAGAAGTATACAACCTTATAGCTCAAGTAAGAGGAGTCCAATCAGTACAAGATTTAACATTCCAAAACTTAACGGGGGTATCTAAAGGTTATTCACTTTACAAATACGATTTTAACACTGCAACTAAAAACGACATAATATATCCTTCAATGGACCCAAGTATTTTTGAAATAAAATTCCCAAACACAGATATTAAAGGTAAAATAACACAATTCTAAAATGGCATATTATTCTATATTTCCCGAAAAAGACTCTACAATATATAGTCACCCCGACCGAAAAGGTTTAAACACGGGGGGTGATGCGGTTCTTGAATTAGTTGAAGAAAAGAAGGGAGCAACATACTACCCTTCAAGAGCCATAATTAAGTTTAAAAACACAGAAATAAGAGATGTTATAACACAAAAGATAAACAAAGAAATAAACACCTCCAACTGTCAAATAGACCTTCAACTATTTTCTACAGAACATAAAAATTTATCCTCTGACCATATAATTGAAGCTTATCCTTTAAGCCAATCATGGGAAGAAGGAACAGAAAGATGGACATCAACTGTCCCAGAAGGAGCTAATGGGTGTAATTGGCTCTATAGAACTGAAAGTACATCTTCTAAATGGGTAACAGGAAGTTTCACAGCAGGAACAACTGGTTCTTTTAAAAACCAAGTAGGAGGAGGAACTTGGTTTACAGGTAGTGCATTTAGAACCGAAAATGTATTTTTCTCAGAAGATAATTTAGATTTAAATTTAGATGTAACTACCATAATTTCTAAATTCTCAGCAAGTTATTATCAAGACGCATCTTACCCAACAGGTATCCCTAATAACGGGTTTATTATAAAAAAGACACTTCAAGAAGAAGAAGACGCTTTTGGTTTTGGTGAATTAAAATATTTCTCATCAAACACACATACTATTTACCCACCTAAATTAACTTTTAGATGGGATGATTCATCATATATACCAACAGAAGGAGCTACAACTTTAACTAGTGGAGATATATTTTTAAGTTTATACAACAATAAATCAACATTCCAAAGAAGATCAAAACAACGTTTTAGATTAACTACAAGAAAAAGATACCCAGACAGAACATTTACAACTAGCTCAAACCAATTAACTACCCAATACTTACCAGCGGCAAGTTACTATAGTTTAAGAGATGCTGGAACAGATGAGGTAGTAATACCTTTTGATACTTCATATACAAAACTGAGTGCAGATAGTGAGGGAATGTACTTTGACTTATATATGGAGGGGTTACAACCAGAACGTTACTATAAATTAATGTTTAGAACAGACACTAATGACGGGGTTAAAATATTTGATGAAGATTACTTTTTTAAAGTTGTAAGATAATGAAGTTAACAAAGAAAATAATAACAACTAAGGATGCCAAAAATTTAATAGACATTGATTTTTCTGAGTTAAAAAAGGAACAAGAAAAACCCACAGTAAATATGTTCTTTAAACAATATAATAGGTTATTTTTTGACATACCTAAATCGGGGGCAAATTCCCACCAAATGATAATAGAGAGAAGCCAAACATACACTGAAGATGTGGATGTTGCAATGCCTAAAGATAAACTTATAGAGGAATTAAACCTAGAAATAATAAAATTAGAGGCGGAACTAACTGACTTTAAAATTGCAACAGAAGCCAAAAATATAGCTAAAAAAGTAAAAAGTTTTAATGATGAAAAAACTGATAGAGGAAGTAAGAGTTCATAAATTGAAGATATAATAGATATATGGC